CCGCCGATGTTCTTAAGGGCATCCGTTGGTTCGAATCCAACCACTTCCGTTGGCAGTGTAGTTCAGTGGTAGAACAAGAGATTCATACCCTCTATGTCGGTAGTTCAATTCTACCCACTGCCTTGTGTCGTTAGCCTAGTGGTTAAGGCAGTAGTTTGTGGAACTACCTAGATGGGTTCAATTCCCATACGACACCCCGCCCTTATAGCTCAGTGGTAGAGCAACTCACTAGTAATGAGTAGGTCGTTGGTTCAAATCCGACTGAGGGCTTCTGAGGTCGCCAAGTGGTAAGGCAGCGGGTTTTGGTCCCGCCATTCGTGGGTTCGAATCCTACCCTCAGAATTTGTCCTTTTAGCTCAGTGGAGTAGAGCAGTAGGCTACGAACCTATGTGTCGGGAGTTCAAATCTCTCAAAGGACGCTTGACAAACTCCCAAGAGTTTGTTACTATATAAAGAGATAGAGGTTAAGTCCCTGTTACATCCTTATGAGGTGTATCACACTTAATCCATCATCGTGGGGAAGTGTAACGGTTGCACAGAAGTCTCATAAGCTTCAGGTAGGTGGTTCAACTCCACCCCCCGCCTCCATTTGCTTCAGTGGTGGAACGGTAGACACAGCGGACTTAGAATCCGCCGCATTAAAAGCGTGGAAGTTCAAATCTTCTCTGGAGCACTTGACAATTAAACTTAAATAGTTTATAATTGTCTCATAAGCGGATTTAATTCAGTGGTAGAATGGCTGCCTTCCAAGCAGTTCGTCAGGGGTTCGAATCCCCTAATCCGCTCTGGGAAAGTGATCCTGCGGTTCATCCAAGAGCTCTCCTTTCCCTCATTCCACAATAGCTCAGCGGTAGAGTCGGTGACTGTTAATCACTTGGTCCCTGGTTCGAATCCAGGTTGTGGAGTCGGAAGGTCTGGAAATATTCGGGTCTTCCTCTAAATCCTAAAGTCTAGAATTTAGGTCGGGGACTTGATCACCCCCGCTCGGATAGGTAAGGAAAGTAAAAGGAGCATGGGCACCCTCTTTGCGGGGGAGATACCGCACCTGCCTCATCTTTAACCTCTGGTAGTCTATTGGTAAGGACAGGCGGACAACGCACTTGGAAACTAGGTTCGATTCCTAGACAGAGGTAACGGGAGATTAGCACAGAGGTAGCGCGGATCCCTTACAAGGATTAGGTCACTGGTTCGATCCCAGTATCTCCCACTTACATAAATACTCAAAAAGAGTAAGATGGAAACACTATATAAATTACTTTCTGATACACAAGCAAGTCTTTTTGTTTTGTTCCAAAAGACTTGGATATATCATTGGAATATTGTTGGTGAAGACTTCAAACAGTTTCACGACCTTTTTGGTGAGCAATATGAAGCAGTGTATGAGGAAATAGATCGCCTCACCGAGCATATGAGGTATCTAAATATTAAACCAGTTCCTACACTATCAAGAATTGTAGAAGTATCTCATATTTCTGAAGCAAATAGTTCACTAGATACTATGGGTATGGTTCGTGATTTATTAGAAGGTCATCAAAAGATTGTTGAACTTTTGAATGAAGCATCGGAAGAAGCAGAAAATCAAAAATCAAAAGGAACGATTAATCTTGTTGATGATTTAAATGAAGCACACGGTAAATTTATCTGGATGTTAAGGTCATTTACATAATGACGGGGTTTATGAATTATGATTATAGTAAGATGTAAAGATTGTAATAAAGAATTAACTAGCACAAACAAAATTCAGGTGTGTGGTTGTTCAAATATGATGACTGTCAAAGATGGCAGTGTTTCAGCTCTTGACTTAAGTAGGGTAGTTATGGTAAACTCTACACAGAAAGAACAAAAGAATGTTCTGACTTCTCAAGATATTGCCTGGCAAGAGGCAAGAAGACAAAGAAAAGTTCGTAAATTGGACTTTGAGATTCGTTAAATCTCTATATTGGAAAGGTGGTCGAGTGGTTGAAGGCTCCAGTCTTGAAAACTGGCGAAGTGCAAGCTTCCGTGGGTTCGAATCCCACCCTTTCCGTTGTGTATAAATCAAGACAATAAAATCTTAAGAAATGGTTTAATGTCTACATAAGACTATATGGGAATGTAGAATGGCAGGGTTTTATCTTCTAATGCTAACAATAGTTGTATTAGTTGCTTTTGCTGGTTATGATGAGACAATGAAGCTCGTCATCTATGCCGATTTACAAATCCGATATGTGTTTGTAAAAATTCAGATGAAGTGGATGGGTTGGAAACTTAAGAGGCAACTTATTAAGGATACGACCAATTTTGAGAAGTTTCTTAAGGAGTACGAAGATGGACAGTAGAGAAGTTTCTGATCTTTCTATCGAAAGAAAGGAATGCCCTAAGTGTGGTGCTGTCTGGATTAATGGAGAACATTATTGGACTGGAACTGGAAAAAAAGGAAATGAGTTAGATCTTGCTGGACTAGTTTGTAACAATAATGGTGATGAAACCTGCATAAATCCATGCAAAGGAATGGAGGGTGGAGTAACATGGAAGAAGAGACTTACTGAACTCGAAGAAGATTTTCCAAATGACTAATGACAAACTTATAACAAAACAAGAATGCCAGGAGATGATTGATGATGCAATTCGTAGACACAATCGCAATGCTTCAATTATTTCTATGTGTGTTGGTTGGGTCGTTCTTGCTCTTTTTGCTGAAGGTCTCCTCAGGCTCATAGGAGTTATACCACCTTTATTACCATGGCTCAACATTACACTGAAATAATTGGAATTATTTTTCTTCTAATTTTTGCGGCAACAATGTTTTATCAAGGAACAATGATTTATATGGGTAAGAATGGATATAAGCATTGTGCTAGGGAGCAAAAGAAATTGGAAGATACTAGACGAATAGTAGAAGAATTACTTAAAGACAAATGAATTCTGAGGAGCAATTTACAGAAGAAGATGAAAAACTCTTGCGACAAGCAATGAGATTTTTGAAGCACAGAGAACTCTTACAAGAACCATTCGACGGATATTGGGAGGAAGATGACGATGTTTAAGTTATTACTTTGCTTCACACCATTACTTACAATCTACATAGTGATGAAGACTGCTGTATGGTTATCCGCAATCAACTCAGAACAAAAATATGTCAGAGAAGATTCCAAACGCCCACACGGACCTTATGTGGCAAATGCATATGCAGACCTTGATGAAGAGGAAGAGGAATATGGAAGTCGCACAGACTATAAATGATGCTCTTTTAGAGTATTATTCTGAAAGAGGAATGGAAGTTCCTGATTGGAATTCAAAGGAAGACCCACAATGGTGGATTGATTATTTAAAAGAACTTGGTATTGACCCTTCTAATCCATAATGGCACACTTTATAGCATCGGCACTCAATAATCAGATTGTATTGGGGATATTATGTTACTTATTGATTTGCGTTCCTATCATAGGTATTTGGGCAATTCATAAGTATAACTGGCAACATTGGGAACCATTTGACAGGAATCATAAGTAGTGTTATAATTATTTCTGTTACGGGGTGTAGCGCAGCTTGGTAGCGCGGATGCTTTGGGAGCATTAGGTCGCAGGTTCGAATCCTGTCACCCCGATTGTCTAAATATGACAAAAATATGGACTTTTATTCCGTGGAATATTGGCAAGAGAACTGGGACTCTCTTTTAAATAGAGTGGAAAGTGGTGAAACGATAGGAATAGAAAATCCTATCACTGGAGAAAAGGCAGTAATGATACCTGCCGATGATGAAATACTGGAACTTTATAAGAATCACGACGAGGCACCTTAAATTTAAATTATGACTTATACTAAAATTGCGACCGCTGTAGGTCACTATGAACAAGTTATTCCTTCAGAACTCATTGACTTGATGGTCAAAGAGGTTGATGAGATTGAATTTGAATGTTTTTCTGAGGCATCTATTGGTGACTCTAATAACTCAAAAATAGAAACTAAGACTAGAGACTCAAAGATTAGTTGGTGGTATGAAACGCATTGGGTTTCATCAATATTCTCTCATTACTTTAATCTTGCTAACAAGAATTACTGGGAGTATGACTTGACTCATATTGAGGGAATTCAAATTACAAGTTATGACGTTGGTGAGCATTATAGTTGGCATTCTGATTATGGTCTTTCCAATGATCCAAATCACACTAGAAAGTTGAGCGCAACTTTGTTAGTAACAGATCCATCAGAATTTGAAGGGGGAGATCTTGAGTTTATTGATTATCATGGAAAAACTGTTGTTGCTCCACGAATTAAAGGTACAATGATTATTTTTGATTCTAGAATTCCTCATAGAGTTACTCCAGTAACTAAAGGAAAACGTATTTCCCTTGTAAGTTGGATTTTTGGACCTAAACTCAAATAACTATCTGGTCCAAAAGAACAAGTGGCACAATGCCCTTGACTTCAAAATCAAATTCCCTTATAATTAAAAGGTAATCAAACAAAACAATGACAATTACTTCCAAGTTTAAGAAAGACATTCAGACCCTTCGTGGCGCGGCAAATGGAGATTTCTACCTTGATGTAAAGAATCCGAAACTTTATAAAAAGGTTCGTCGCTACTATGAAAACGAAGGTGTAGTATTCTCTGGTGATCCTCTTGATGACTATGAAATGCTTATGGAATATGTTCTTGCTGATCTTGAAACAGTTGAGGTTGCTTGATGAAAGTGATTAGGAAACCAACTGTTATTATGGAAAGATTTCCTTATCGTTATGTTCAAGTTGGTACGTTAGAAATTAACGGTAAACCTGATTGTAGGATTCAAAAAGTTGATTCTTATACTGGACGATATCGTGATATGTATCTTTGTGATAACGAGGATCAATTTTTTCTTTCTATTGAAGACTTTGAATATACAAAGTGGTTAGACCCAGATACGGTTCCTTGTTATATTAAAGATGATGAAGACACGGATGGTCTATAACAGCACTGGTCGGGAACCCCCCTTTAGTCACGGAGAGACTCTAAAAGTACTGGTGGAGTCAAGTTGATCCTAACAAATAGGTTTCCAATTTCCTTAAAAAATTGGTGGCGAGCCTGAATTACCCTCAAGAGGAGTTGATAAGACTCCTCTTTTTTTGTGTCTAGTTCTAATATCTAAATAAAAATAATACCAAGATAGTAAAATGCCAAGAAAAACCTTTACCCAAAAACTTAAAGGTGATACTGTTAATTCTTCGCAAAGTTTGCCAAAACCCCAACTAGAAATTGCTCCAAAATCAATTCCAACACTAAAACCAAAAAGTCAAGAATTGAGAATACATGAACTTGAGAAACAAGTTGCGGATATGGAGCATAAAATTGAAAGTCTTTTGGATGTATTAAATCAATATCCATTTTTAACTGCGAAGTTTAAAGGTAACAAATTGCCCCTATAACTAGGTTGCGTAATTCCAAATAGTTTGATATAATGAGTATACTGATCATTGTTATATGAAAGTTGCTTTAATTACTGGAATTACAGGACAAGATGGGTCGTATCTCGCAGAATTATTACTTGAAAAGGGTTATAAAGTTCATGGCATTGTCCGAAGAGCGTCCCTTATTAATACTCACCGCATTGATCATATCTATGATTCTATTACTCTCCATTACGGTGACCTTACTGATTCTACCAATCTTGTAAGAGTCATTCAGCAAGTTCAACCTGATGAGATTTATAATCTTGGTGCCCAGAGTCACGTAAAGGTATCTTTTGAGATGCCTGAATATACTGGTATGGTCGATGGTCTAGGGACACTTCGTGTTCTTGAGGCAGTTCGTCTTCTTGGTATGGAAGAAAAAACTAGAATCTATCAGGCATCCACTTCAGAGATGTTTGGTAAGGTTCAAGAGATTCCTCAGAAGGAGACAACTCCTTTTTATCCTCGTTCGCCATATGGTTGTGCTAAAGTATATGGTTATTGGATTACTAAAAACTATCGTGAGGCATATGGACTTTATGCTTGTACGGGGATTCTTTTTAATCATGAATCTCCTCGTCGTGGTGAGACTTTTGTTACTCGTAAGATTACCCGAGGTTTCAAAGCAATGTCTGAAGGCAGGCAGAATGTTCTTAAACTCGGAAACCTAAATGCTCTTCGTGACTGGGGACATGCAAAAGACTTTGTTGAAGCAATGTGGTTAATGCTTCAACAAGATACACCAGAAGATTATGTAATTGCTACTGGCAAGCAGTATTCAGTTCGTGAGTTTGTGGAAAGGTCTGCACCTTATTTTGGGATGGATATTGAATGGCAGTTTACTGATGTTGGGACAGAAGTTGGAATTGATACAAACACTGGGTTGGTGCGTATAATGGTTGACCCTAAATACTTCCGACCTTCTGAAGTTGATACTTTATTGGGTGATGCCACAAAGGCAAAAATTGAATTGGGTTGGGAACCTAAATTTTCTTTTGATGAATTAGTTAAGGACATGTGTCAAAATGAATGTTGAATCTAAAATATATGTTGCTGGCAACACAGGACTAGTTGGGTCAGCAATTGTTCGTATGCTTCATAGAAAGGGATATACTAATATCCTTTCTTCACCATCTTCTCGTTGGGATCTTAGGAGACAAGAAGATGTTGAAACTTTTTTCAGGATTAATGAACCCGAATATGTTTATCTTGCTGCTGCTAAGGTAGGCGGAATTGGTGCTAATAAAGATTATCCAGCACATTTCATTTATGATAATTTGATGATTCAATCAAATATAATTGAAGCCGCAAGAAAGTTTGGAGTTAGAAAACTTTTATTTCTTGGTTCCTCGTGTATCTATCCAAAGATGTGCGAGCAACCAATCAAAGAAGAATACTTGATGACAGGTCCGTTAGAACCAACTAATGATGCCTATGCCATTGCTAAGATTGCTGGTATCAAAATGTGCCAAGCATATAGAAAGCAATATGGATTCAATGCCATCTCGTTGATGCCCACCAATCTTTATGGTCCTAATGATAATTTTGATCTTGAGACATCACATGTTCTTCCTGCGATGATTGCCAAATATCATTGGGCAAAGACTGAGGGTTATACTATTGATATGGGTGGTCCTTGGTGGCCAGATGTAAAACTTTGGGGAGATGGATCTCCTCGTAGAGAGTTTCTTCATGTGGATGATCTTGCCGAAGCTTGTTTTGTTTGTATGAAAGATTATGATAGTTCTGATCCAATAAATGTTGGAACCGGTGAAGACATTACTATCAAAGAACTTTCAGATATTGTGTCTAATATAGTTAAATATCCTGGAAATACTTCATGGGATACTTCTAAACCAAACGGAACTCCCAGAAAAATTCTTAATATTGATAAGATCAAATCTCTTGGATGGACTCCACAAATTTCCCTTGAAACGGGAATTGATTCAACTTATAGGTGGTATAAAGATCAATGATTACTAGAATTATACCATGGATGACTGATGGTAGTGTTCACTTTATTGAAAGTTTTCTTAGAAAAAGAAATAATAATTTAAATATTCTTGAATTTGGTTCTGGAGCAAGTACATTATATTTTTCTACAAGATGTAAATCTTTATTGACTTTTGAGCATGATTTTCAATGGGCAGACGCAATACGAAAAACCGCATCTGCTTTGAGTATGAACAATTTAACTTTATTGTGTAGAGATGCGCCATATAATGGTTGTATTCTTGATGAAATTGAAAATTATAATATAAAAAAATTTGAAATTATTTCCATAGATGGTATTAACAGAGTAGAATGTTTAGAAGAATGTGTCTCTAGTAATCTTTTGACGGATGATGGAATACTTGTTCTTGATAATACAGAAAGAATATATTATTATGGAAAACCTTATGAAAAATATCTTGAGATACTTGAAAATGATTATTATTTGATAAATTTTGAACAAACTACTGAATATGATGTTACTGGATGGAGACCTCCTCATAAATGGATCACTTCAGTTGCATTTAAAAAAAGTAACGCAAATTTGGTAAATCAATTACAAGAAAAAGGAAAAAACCTATGACACCAAACTTTTGGCCTGAAAAAGGACATTTTAATTTAGATCAGTATAATTTTATAGTAACTCTTTTGGAAAAAAGAGAAATCAAATATGTTTTGGAGACAGGATTCTGTACAGGTAGATCTGCTTTAGCAGTATTAAACAATTGCCCAGACTTGGAAAAAATGATTTCCATTGATATTGATTTTGACTATGGTGGAATGAATGGGAGAAAAATGGTTGAAACTTTACAAGAAAACTTTAGTTCTTTTTCTGCTATTGAATCAAATTCTCAAAAAAAATTAACTAAATCTTTTTTTAAAACTAATTACCCGAATGGGATTGATTATGCTTTAGTTGATGGTGATCATAGTTATGATGGATGCTTATTTGATTTGAATAAAATTGTTCCTCATGTTAATAGTGGTGGATTAATTCTTATTGATGATTATAAATCTGGTCCTCCAAATGGTTATAGTATTCCTGTAGTTACTCAGGCATGTGATGATTTTTATGAAAAGAATAGTGATATTGTAGATAGAGAAGAGTGGAATAAAGACGGTAAAGGTTTTTGTATTTTCATTAAAAAATAATGCTTAAATTATACAGATATACTCCTACTCCAGTAATTGAAGGGTATAATGGCAGAAGCTATTTGGAGATGGTTGAACTTTGGGAAGAAAATGATTTTGTTGAAAGTGAATATGTAAGTGGAAATGCCACTTGGGCAGATAAAGAAAAGTCCTTTCTATTATGGCACTATCCAAGAGTAGATGATCCATTATCTCAAGTTCCTCCATTTAGAATTGGTCTATTTGCTAACACTGTACCAAATCATCCTCAATGTAAACCATGGACAATGTTTTCTAGAAATCCTAGAAAACTTGAAAAGTTTTCTAAGTCCAAATTGCCTTCTTACGAAGAAAGAAATATTACTTCAATTTTTATTGGAAATATAGAAAATTATATTCAGGCAGTTGGTAGAAGTAATCATGATTGGAGCACTTCGATTGAGGAGTTTTATATGGGACAGGGTAATCCTCCAAGATATAAGTATACTCAAGATCAATATTTGGATAAATTGTCTCATTCCAAATTTGGTCTAATTTTGCCTGGTTATGGTCCTAAGTGTAATAGAGATATTGAACTTATGGGGTTGGGGACAGTTCCGATTGTCGTTCCTGGATGTGATGTTATCAATTATCATGAACCATGGATTGAAAATGTACATTACATCAAGGTAAATTCTCCCGATGAAATTGAGGATAAAATTTTATCCGTAAGTAAATCTAAGTGGGAAGACATGCACAATGAATGTAAAATGTGGTATGATAGGAATGGATCTGTTGAAGGATCATTCAAATTAACTGAAAAATTAATTGAAATGTACAAATGAAAATTCCAATTTATCAACCATCTATTACCAATCTTGAAAAACAATATGTGAATGAGTGTTTGGATAGTTCTTGGATTTCTTCCAGGGGTAAATATGTAAATCTTTTTGAGAAGTCTTTTGCAAAAAAGACCAGCGTAGATTATGCTACAAGTGTTTGTAATGGTACAGTTGCCTTACATTTAGCACTTCTTTCTCTTGGTATTGGACCAGGAGATGAAGTTATTGTGCCAACATTTACATATATTGCTTCTGTAAACGCAATTGTCTATTGTGGAGCAACTCCTGTATTTGTTGATTGTTTGGAAGAAAGTTGGCAGATAGATCCAGAAGATATTGTAAAGAAGATAACTTCCAAAACAAAAGCAGTTATGATTGTTCATTTGTATGGACAATCATGTGATATGGATTCTATTTGTAAAATTGTAAAGGACAATGATATCTTCCTTGTTGAGGATTGTGCGGAGGGATTTGGTACACAATATAAGGGAAGGCATGTTGGGTCCTTTGGAGATATTTCTACATATAGTTTCTTTGGTAATAAGACTATAACTGCGGGTGAAGGTGGTATGGTCGTGACTAACAATGAAACTCTTTATAGAAGGGTAGTTCATTTAAAAGGTCAAGGTCTTGCTGAGCATCGTCAATACTGGCACGATGTTGTTGGATATAATTATCGAATGACTAATATTGCATGTGCCATTGGCCAGGCACAACTAGAAAGGTCTGATGAGTTGATTTCAAAAAAGAGAAAGATTGCGGACTACTATCATTCTGTTTTTGAAGGAACTCACATTAAAACTCATAAAGAGCAACCTAATACTACCCATAGCTATTGGATGAATAGTATTATTCTTGAATGTAATCAAGAGCAGAGAGATGAGTTTAGAAACTATCTGAGTAGCAAAGGTATTGATACAAGACCACTGTTTTATCCTGTACATACAATGCCTATGTATTCTCATAGATATCAATTACATAGAGTTTCTGAAGATATAAGTAGACGAGGATTTAATATTCCAAGTTATCCAGATCTTACAGAATCTCAACTAGAATACATATCTAATAGCATTTTAAATTTTAAATAATTATGTCTTTATCTGATTTTTTTATTGATGATAATTGGGAAGTTGATTCTCCAAATATGTACACTACGGAAATTGTAAGTCTGTTTGTGTCTGAAAAAAAACCAAAAACTTTTGTAGAACTTGGAACAGGAAAAGATGCGTCATATGCAAGTTCAATTTGCTCTTCAATGAAGGATTTTGAAGAAAAAATGTTTATATCATATGAATTATGTAAAGACAATTATAGTTCTGCTGTAGAAAAGTTAAAAGAATTTGACAGTTTTTCCAAAATACATTGTGATGATATGTTCAATTTTTTTGATCAATATCAAAATTTTATTCCAGACATGTATATGTTGGATGCTGGAGACGAAAAATTATGGAGTAATCAAAATAATGTAGGAGATTGGGAAATAAAAGGAAAAAATTATGGAGAAGAGTCTTTTTTTGGTAAAGGAAAATCCGAAAATTTGGAGTTCTTTTTGAAGATCCAAAATGAAAGATCTGAAAAAGGAACTTTTGTTATATTGGATGATTTTTTGTATGGACGGGGAACTTACATCGCAGATTATTTTTTGTCTAATGCTGATGAATGTGATTCGAATTGGGAAATATTAAATATTTTTGTTGGCCATGGAGGTTCTTCTATATGTCTTTTGGAGAAAAAATAGATATTTCTTTTGATGAAGTAAAAGATATTGTTGAAAAAAATAAAAATTTAAAAAAATATTTTAGATATTTTGATTCTAGAGATGAAAGTTGCTTTAACAATCACTTCTATCATTTTGTTTTGAATGATCCAAATCCAGTTGGGTATGGACATTTAGACTATGATAATGATAAAATGTGGTTAGGTATGTGTGTCTTTGATTCTTATGTAGGAAAAGGTTATGGAAAATTAATATTCAAAACACTTATAGATAAAAGAGAAAACCATAGTCTACATTTAACGGTAGACAAAGACAACTTTAAGGCAATAAATCTTTATTTGTCCAACGGATTTAAGATTTATAAACAGACCGAAAAAATTTTTTATTGTAAACTGGACTAGTTATGGCTGATACACTCGGATCTTTAATTGACAAACTCACTACTGTTGATTTGAAGATGTGGAACAATCAAGAGTTACTTTATGAAATTCGTAGAATGACTTTTGAAGAATATAAAGCAAAGTATTTTGATACTGAAGAAGGTGCAGAAAACCTTTGGAAGTGTCTAAAAAAATGTTGTGACCTTAATGTTCAAAGAAATCAACTTATTGATGAAGTGGATGAAAAGATAGTTGAAATTATTTCTGCAGCAACAAGTGGTGAAGAACTTGATAGTGGAAAATATATCCAAAGAAGTCATAAAACTTATTGATTATGAAAATATATTTTTATAACTTTTTTCATAAAGGTGATGTGTTTTGTACACGTTCTTTTTTGGAAACTATAATTTCCAGTTTGAAAGATGTTGACGTTCAATATTTTCATCAATATGACGATTATCTTTTAAGAGGGTTGAACATAAAGCAAAGACCACTATCAGAAATTTCAAGCGTTGTTAATTATAGCAGTGATAATCTTGTAAAGGATGGTATTTTGTATATTAACACCTGGCAAGGTAAATATTTTACTAACGATAGTTATTCTGGATGTAATATAAAAACTTTGTATCTCAATGTTTGGTCTACTATAATTAAATTTATTAACCAAAATTTGAATACTAAAATAGTTCTGGGTAATATGGAAGATTATTATCCATTTTTTGATAGGTCTTTTTTTAATACTAAAACAGTAGATAAATTCATAGAAGACGAGACTAGAAAAAAAGTTTTGTTCTGCAATGGACCTTCACTATCTGGACAATGCCCAGAGTATAACGGTGACATGAAGGAAGTTATTGAATACATTGCTTCAAAGTATCCTAATTATCTTGCTATCACTACGCATAAAATTGATTCTTCTTTGGAAAATATAAAATATAGTGGAGACATCATACAAAATGAAGGACAAGATTTGTATGAAATTTCGCATCTATCCGAGTTTTGTGATTTAATTGTTGGTAGAAGTTCTGGACCTTTCACATTCACCAATACTAAGAAAAACTTTTTTGATCCATCTAAAAAGTTTTTATGTTTTGGAGCATCGGATAAAGTTTCTTGGAATTATCCATATGGATTGAGTGAAGATGAAAATAATATGGAAGCAGAATATGTTTACGAATGTTTTTCTTCTATAGAATCTTTAAATAATAGTGTTATGGAATTATTAGAGTCATGAATCTTATTGTAGAATACTTTAACTCTCCCAATCATATGAGAAATGGAGAGTATTTATATTGTCTCCATCAAAATCTTGGCAATGATTTGATTGAGAATGTATATCTCTTTATGGAAGAGGATACGGAACTCAATTTTGATTCGCCTAAAATTCATAAAGTAATTAGAGATAGTAGACCGACATACAAAGAATTACTTGATTTTTGTAATGAGAATCTGAAAGACCAGATTTGTATTATTTCTAATGCCGATATTATTTTTGATGATACTCTTCGTCATTTTAATAATGCTAATATGGACAAAACTTTTTATGCCTTGACTCGTTGGGAAATTTCTACAGGAGATGGAAAGAACTGGGAAATCGAACCCTATGATAATGCGGCATCACAAGATTCTTGGATATTCAAGACTCCAATTCCAACTTCTGATGGTATGAACTATACTATGGGTGTTCCTGGATGTGATAATAAGATTACCTATCACATGAGAGAGTTGGGATATACTTGTAGAAATCCTGGAAAGAAAGTTGTCACAATTCATTTCCATCCAACTAATTGGAGAACATATCATCCAAATGATGATAGAGTTCCTGGTCCATATCTGCTGGTTTCTCCTGTTGATAATTTTAATGGGGAACCTCATTACATCGAAATTGATGGATTTGATTCTCAAGGAAAACCTTACAGAAAGGTTAAAAAGGCTTGACAGTCCACTCTTTCTAACTTATACTAAATAAGTGAGCGTGACGAAACCTCAACTACTCGTTTAGTTACGTGACCTAAATCGGAAGATAGTCGATCTTCCATTCATCCGCAGGAAATCTCTGCGAGAAAATATAGAGGTACTTATGTTTAAATCCGCAATCGCAGCAACCCTCGCTGCAACCCCACTAGTCGCTGGTGCTGCGTTCGCAGAACCTTTTGGTCAATATGGACCATATGTGGAATCCCAAGTTACTAGTATTAGTCAATTCTCTGATGTGCAACCAACCGATTGGGCATATCAGGCACTCAGCAACCTTGTAGAGCGTTATGGTTGCGTTGCTGGTTATCCTAATGGCACCTATGGCGGTGGCAAGGCAATGACCCGCTATGAGGCAGCAGCTCTTCTCAATTCTTGCTTGGACCGTGTAACTGAAGTTACCGATGAACTCAAGCGTCTTATGAGCGAGTTCTCTTCTGAACTTGCCGTTATCAAAGGTCGTGTAGACGGTCTTGAAGCAAAGGTTGGTGAACTTGAGGCAACTCAGTTCTCCACCACAACCAAACTGAAAGGTGAAGCAACCTTCGTTCTTGGTGGTGTTCCTGGTTATGATACCAAGAGTGATGTCAGCACTCGCACAGCATTTAACTATGATGTTCGTCTGAACTTTGATACTTCGTTTACTGGTAAGGACTTGCTCCGTACTCGTCTGCGTTCTTCCAACTTCAGCACTGATCCATTCGGTTCTTCTTCTTCCCTGTTCAAACTTGACAAGGCAGATAACTTCTCAAGCGATAATGGTGATAATGTAGTCCTTGATCGTCTGTACTATCAGTTCCCCGCGTTCAATAACACCACTACTCTGACTGCTGGTGCTAAGGTTCGTAATACTGAAATGGCTTGGATTCCTTCAGTATATAAGTCTGATATTCTTGACTTCTTTGCTGTTGCTGGTACTCCTGGCGTCTATAACAAGGCAACTGGTGCTGGTTTCGGTGCTATGTGGAAGCAAAAGGGTAAGCAAGGTTTCGTTGCTGGCGTAAACTATGTTGCTCAAGATGGTGACAACTCCGAAACTGGAGTATTTGATGAAACTGGTGCTCTGAATACTATGGCACAAATCGGTTATCGTGGTACTAACTGGGGTATCGGACTTGGATATCGTTATGGTACTCAGGGAACCCGTGTTCGTACTTATAACGGTCTCGATGGTTCTTCTGGTACTCTTGTTCCTGGACAAACTTCCAGTGGTTACTCTGCAAACGCTTACTGGCAACCTAAGCAGTCTGGTATTGTTCCTTCAATCTCCGTTGGTTATGGTTGGAACACTGTAAGTGGTACTGAGAGTGCTGCTACTGATAGCCAATCTTGGATGGCAGGTCTTCAGTGGGAAGATGTGTTTGTAAAAGGTAACTCTGCTGGTGTTGCTGTAGGTCAAGCACCAACTGGTGAAGAACTTGAGAAGGCAACGATGCTTGAAATTTTCTACAAGTATCAGGTGTCTGACAATATCAGCATCACTCCTGCTATCTTCTACGCTAGTGACAACCAGCGTCTGAATGATAATGCCTCCAAGTGGGGTGGTGTAATCCAGACTAAGTTCACTTTCTGATAAACTACTCATAGATTGAGTGAAAGCACCCCTAGGGGTGCTTTTTATTTTCTTAAAGTTCTTAACCTATTCTTAGTGGACTTTTCTTTCCAATTCATTTAGAATTTCTTTGTAGTTACTCACTTTTTATGAAACTCAAAAATCTTATTGTTGCTAGTCTGGTTGCTGCTCCTGTTGCGGCAATTGCTGGACCTGCTCTGAATGGTGCTGGTGCCACCTTCCCAGCACCCATTTACCAACGATGGTTTCAGGATTATTCCCAATCAACTGGTAATCGTGTAAATTACCAGTCCGTTGGTTCTGGTGCTGGTGTCCGTCAATTTGTCGCAGGAACTGTCGATTTCGGTGCCTCTGATGAACCTATTTCGCCAAAAGAGGCGGCTAAAGTGAAGCGTGGTGTCGTTCAGATTCCTATGGTTGGTGGAACGATTGCTGTTGCTTATAACAAACCAGGTTGTACTCTGAAACTCACTCAGAAGCAAACTGTAGATATTTTTGCTGGTCGCATTAAGGATTGGAAGGCACTTGGTTGTGCTGCTGGTCCTATTCGCACTGTATATCGTGCAGATGGTTCTGGAACTACCTTTGCCTTTACCAACTCTCTGGATGCCTTTGGTGGTTGGACTGCTGGTGTAGGTAAGGCAGTTAAGTGGCCTGTTGGTGTTGGTGCAAAGGGTAATGAGGGTGTTTCAGGTTCTATTCGCCAAACTCCTGGATCTATTGGTTATGTGAATACTGGATTTGTAAAGGTAAACAAACTCCAAGCAGCAGCACTTCAAAACAAGGCAGGTAAGTTTGTTCTTCCTACTGCATCTTCTGGTTCTGCTGCTCTGAATGGCATCAAACTGGACGCAAACCTTGCTGGTGAAAATCCCAATCCTGCTGGAGCAACTGCATATCCAATTTCCACTTTGACTTGGGTTCTTGCCTATAAGACTGGGAATGGCGCAAAGACAAATGATATCCGTGCTGCTTTAAATTATGCTCTGAGTTCCAAGGCACAATCTATTGCTGATGACCTTGGATATGTTCCTTTGAGCGGTTCCGTGCTTAACAAAGCAAGGATTGCTGTTGGGCGTATTGGTCAGTAAATCAAAACAAAATTTTTGGATGGGGGGCTTGACGCCCCTTTATTTTTGCTATATAATTGTGTAACAATTCGTAATAAAACGAAAATGACTGTAACAAAAAATGAGTTTGGGCAAATGAATATGTTTGCCAAAGAACCTACAATGT